TCATATTTAACCCAGGCAGACATTGTGAGTTTTGTATAGAAGCGTTTAGTGAAGTCTGGAGCAATATTAAATCTTAGATTATTCTTTCCATACCCCGTCTCTATTCGATAACATTCACGTTGACCTGTAATATGGTTTTCTGGGAGTTTCTCAATAGCGGCGTAACCTTCACATTTAGCATTTACCCATAAGTTACGACCAACGACTTTGCTATTACCGACCGTACCGACCTCGTTTTTAGTTGAAATTTCTACAGAGAATGTCGCCCTATTTTCAACATCAATACGAGTCACACTGACCCTCTTCCTTTTAGACTCGGGACGTCTACCCCATTCTTCATCGACCTCACCATTAGCGTTGGTCTTTTTCCAAGTATAGTCGAAAGCCTCGCCTCTTGTGTCAATCTCGACGTCATCTCTAAATAACTTAGCAGTCAATACTGTTTCAATAACGCCGTTCTTGAATACATCACCATTACTAGACTCAATGGTTGTGAGTACAGGCGACTTACCGTCATTGACTGTAGCGAAAGATATGTCTTGGAACTCAACCATCTTACCTTGATACCAAGCATGGATAGAAACCATAGCAGTACCTGTTGTCCCAATATTCGACTTGGATACAGTAAACCTATCACCGCTACCAACAAGGTTACCATCAACGTAATATGTGTACTCGACGTCCAACATTTCTTCATTACCCCTAAACAATGTAGGGATAAGGACGCATTCCTCGTTGAGTTCACGAAACATTACGGATCCTGTAGTTTTTACAGTCATTTTGAAACTTTGCGACTCTGCGATCATGCGAGACATTGTAGACATCAGAGTTGAGTTGTTGGTTGGACGAACCGCAACAACATTCGATAAGATGACTTTAGTAGTACTAGGATTGGTAGATGATCGAATCATCTCGACAACCCGAGCACGAATAAGCAACCCACCGATAAAGTTTTCATCTGTCATGAAGATTACATCACCAATGTTAATATCATAACGTTGAAGAACAACCGCTGAGTTAAGCGAAATTTCCCACGTGGTTATAGGGTACATATGTCTCTTTAACATACGAACCCCGTAAGCCCATGCTTCTTCTGGAGTTGTATACTCCGTCTTAACATCACGGACAATCCATGGGTCACAGTTATCACGTTTGTTTACAGACGGATAAAGGCGAGCAGAGATTGGGGCATAGATAGTATGAGAACCAGGTGTACAGTAAATCTCATTATGTTTCCCATCTGCGGTCTTAATAACTTTCGAATTTGGTTGAGTGATATAAGCACCATCTTTATTCCGAATGCGAATAGCAGAGAATAGATTAGTCTTGTCTTCTTTCTTAGTTACAGAAACAACGTCTCGTCCCATCTGTAAACGAATATCAGTACGGACACGGCCAAGTCCTGGTTCCCTATCACTAGAGTTGTCTCGGGATTTATAGACGTTAAGAATATACTTATCAATCTGACCACGAGCTGTTAACTTAGTGATAATCTCCATCTCGCCATCAAATGCTTCTACAAGCTTGAGAATACGAGCAAGACAGGTATCATCCTCAGACTCAAATTTCAATGTGCGTGTGCGTCCATCAACTTGGCAGACACCAAGGTCAATACGAGTGTAACGGAATAACGCCATATCTTCAGTATATTGTCGGAATGTTTTAGGTTCCTTCGACTCATAGGCAAGCGTCTTCTCATTCAGCAACTCTAAGTTTGTAGACACGCAGTCTAACTCAATAGTACGGTCTGTTTCTTTACGCCCCATAACGTTAAAGACATAATCTTTTCCATCTTCATGAAACGAAATATAGCTCTCAGAGTTGAGATTGTTAGCCCGCTCATTAAGCTTACCATTTAAAAATTTATCTACTGTAAATCTAAAGGTGGCTGACCCTTTACCACAGTATTGATGAAACTCGTCATTATAATACTTAAGAGAACCTGGTACATCATTGTTAATACGATCTACAATGTTCATAGCTTTATCATGTACGGCTAATTGCCATGCAGGTTTTGATCTCATTTTGAAGTTTCAGCCTCCTTTCTTACAGCCATGCCTCTCCCCATTCTAAAGTTACGTCTGGCGGTTGTGTCACAAACGCTGAGGAATGGATTTCTAATTCTGATACACCAGGCGGTATACTAAAATACCTAGACCCATTAACAAGGTCGCCTTCTGAGGATACCCCGATCTTAGCAGCGCTAGGATCCGCATTAAATGTAAGTCGTCCGTTTTCCATATCAACCAGAACTTCACTACCTTTATTATATTTGTTAGAAACATATTCATAACGTTCGGCGTTGATTTTCTGGAACTTAATAGATTGGACAACCATTAAATCTAGGTGTCCTTTATCAGGACGTTCAAACTTCATACGACCAAATAACACACATACCTTGGTACATACCATGTGCTCTCTAGATGGGTCTGTTACAGTAGTTGGTCTACCAGCATAAGTAAATGTAAACTTAGACCCTTCTTTGATAATATAACAGCCTCCTGTATTACTATTAAATGCAATATTAGGATGGGGTTGGCCTGGCTCATTATTATTACAGTCAAAGGTATTCATCACACGTGGAACTGGCCCATCTTTATGGATATCAGTTGTTGTAAAGACTTGCGCCGTATGTTGCCGGTCAGTCATCCATTTGTCGATACTGTATGCACATACTAATTTATCATCTTCAGTCATAAACAGTAATGCCATAAGTCCAGTTTGACCAACCTTAGACTCCCATACTTTCATGTTGAAGTCACAACGGAAATCCTTAGCACCTTTCAATCCCTCAGGATCTAGTGATAATGGGAATTCATAAATACAGCATCCCCAGTCTTGACCTACACCTTTTTGTCCTTGACGGTTCCAGTGGAAACCAGGACAGTCATACCCTACACTTCCACGCTCTCTATGCGCCCATTCAGCCCGCAAATCACTTGCTTCTGCATGGTTAGCGAATGGGAGTGGCGATTGATTCGCGAACTTAGAAGTTATGTTTACACCTTTGTTCCAACCTGCAGCATCACTAGGTGATAAATTCAATAAAGTATGAGCCTTATCCCATTGTCCCGTTGATACACGAGACCCAGATGCACCAGAAGCACTGGTTCCAATTTCCATAAGACCGTTCTTATTTACAATACCAATCCAACCATTGGTTTCGTTGTTACGAATCTTAATTTTAGGATAAGCTGGCGCACTTCCTTCATTATTTAAAGTTATTTTGACAATACTACCCTCTTGTCGCATCGACCCGATTTCAGGCGATGTTGTGTTGATAGTGAGTAGCTTGGTTCGTTCCGAATGGAGTAGCCCATCTGGAACTTCAAAAGAAATACTAACATCCACTGTACTTGTTTGAAGATTTTCAGTAAACTTAACTTGACCAGTACATACAGCAAGATAATAATTACCGTCTTGGTCATCGAACTGTAATTTCTTAGGCCCATCAGGGCAATCGAGGGCTCGTGCCAACTTAGTTCGAAGTTTTAAGATATCAGACGGACTGCCTGTATACTTACCTTCGACTGTAATTGGATAAGAGCCCCGTGTCCCAGCAAGCCAAGTCTTACCAAAACGGCCAGTGCCGGCAGAATATGTATGACTCTGCTCAGCACCGACGTTCCGTTCAACTTTAGTTATAGTTCCAATAAGTTTACCGATATCAACAGCTTCAGTTCCTTCTCCGAAGATTATGGAGAAATAACTTTCATCTCTCATATCGTTGGTAATACTCCTTCTAACATATTAAGTCGGTCAGAATATGACCGTTGTGCTTCTGCCATACCAGGGGCAAGAGAGCGATTAACAAGATCCTTATCCATGTAGACTGGACTAATCCGATCTTGAGCAAGTAAGTCATTGCTTACAGATGTGTATTCAGCGAGTGTCTCAAGTTTTTTATCAAGACGATTTAGACCAGAAACAACTGAAGCAATATTTGCACGATTAGCAGCTACACTACTTGTAGTTGGGTTAAGTGAGCTATAATCCAAACCGATAGTATTTAGATTAAGTAATCCATTTCCTGACCAAGAATAACCATTAAGATTAGACATGTCTAATACAGGTTTAATGGTTGGAGAAATATCCATATTCTCATCAAGATAGCCATTTATATTAGTGATCGCGTCATGAACACGAGACATCAAACCACCCATAGCAGAACCGACAGCGTTTATAGATGAGGATGCCCCTAAACCACTAGCAAATTCCTTAACAATTGTTCGACCTGATCTAGATACAGCCCGCCATCCATCACCGGAGAACGGCCCTTCTTTCGCAGGAGAGTGAGGAAATAGTCGACTTACAGCAGACATAACGCTAGACGCCGCACCTGATACTAAGGACATAACGCTAGGTTCATTCAAACCACTAGCAAATGATCTTGTGATTGCCATACCCGAACCGGTCGCATCAAAGGATAGCTGACCAGTAGCAGCATCCCTTACCTGACCAGCATTGTTTCGGGCAGTACCTTGATTACTCTTAATACCTGTTGCATAGGCAGAGGTACCTTCCGTACCAAGTCGGAAACCTGGAATTTCAAGATTCTTTTGAACCGAACTACCTGTATTTTTAGCATTTGCGCTGGCTGTTTTACCAGTTTTATCGATAGCGCCAGCATATTGATCCATAGTAGACATTGCACCAGGTACCGATGCTGATACATCCAATCCTTTTACAACACCTTTGCCGGTCTCGTCTGCTTTCGTAAGAGCTGATTCTTTTATCTGATCTAATTTTGAATTAACTTGTTCTCCGACTTTACCAGTTGCATCACCGGCAGGAGGAGCAGCATCTTCAATTTTCTTGATATAAGCGGCCCATTGTTCTTCAGATACTTTAGAGAAATCACCTGTAGCTAATGCTGCGATAATTTCAGGTGGAATTTCTCCTGATTTAATTGCAGCTAGGGCTTTGACTTCATCTAGTTTACCACCTAAGTGTGTGTCTAAATTAATCAAAGCTTTGGAGACAGTCTCTTGGTCGAAACCTTGACCGTCGTTACTTAGGCCATTGATTACAGCTTCACGAATTGCCTTGGCTCTTTCTCCAGCAGGTTCTTCAGATTTAGAAAGACCTGCTAGGAACTCTTGCATCTGTTCTTCAGATAATTGTGAGAAGTCACCTTCTGAAAGTTTGTTAATCATCTCTTCATTGATTTGACCAGATTTCAGAGCAGCCTGTACTTTGGTCATATCAAGATTACCACCCATGAATTCATTGAGTTTGGTAAACGCTGATGTTAACTTGGTTAAATCGAAGCTACCGTCTCCGCCAAGTCCTTCTTCCAAGGATTTCTTAACTTCTTCACCACTAGTTTTGGCTTTAGGTTTAGCAGTAAGAATACCGTTAGCATAGTCGTAACCAGCAGCCTCAGCGATCTTTTTAACATCCGCCTCAGACATACCCATTTCAACCATCTTGGCGAAGAGCTTACTAGCTTCCTGAGCACTAACGCTTCCGGACTTAAGACCTTTAATGAACTCATCAGCACCTTGAATACCTAATTGAGAACAGAAGATCTTGAATTTCTCTAGGCCATCTTGAGATTTAGCACTGAAAGCAATTGCTGCTTGGACTTCTGCTTGACCAAGTTTTTCAAGAGTTTGAACAGCAGCATCGACCCCACCTTTAACCATAAGTTCAGCAAAGCGTTTAGTCTCGTTAATACGATCTTGTTGCCATTTTGAGAATCCGTCAGCAGCGTCATAAACTGCTTTCTTAGCATCTTCCATCATTCCGCCCAAACCAGGTATCATACCGATAGCATCAAATATAAGACCAAGTAGGGCTGCGATTGACTCTGCGATAACTGATGTAATCGCTGCAAAGATTTCCATTACTGATACCACAATAACACTCTTGTTATTACGAACCCATTGTGCAATTTGTCGCATACCTGATAGCACCCCATCACAAATTTTGATAATCCATGTAGGAAGTGCGCCTAAAATCTTATCGATAATCTGACCACCAATCTCAAGGATAGCGCCAATTAGATCATTTGCAGCTTGAGCTACACCAATAACGATACCTTTGATAAGCTGGATACCTATTTCGACAATACGAGGTAAGTTAGCTTCAACACCTTTAACGGTACCTGTTACGATACCCTCAACCATCTTAGCAACAACCTCAGCTATACTATCGCCACCTTTAGCCGCTTCTTTGAAGAATTCGGCAAAGTTCTTACCTCCTTCTTTACCTAGTCGAGAAGCAGCCTCGATGAGTCTAGTGATAGAGTCAACAAGTTTACTAATAGCCTCAATGAAATAACCAGCAGCAGCTACAACAGCCGCAATACCAGCAGCCATAGCTAAGAAGGCAGTTGCGATACCTGTTATACTAGCAACAGCACCAGCACCTCCGAATTTACTCATAAGGACACCGATACCGGCGATAGCAGTGAATATACCAACGAGAGCAACGGATTGCCACAACAAGTCCTTAATAGGAACTTTAGACAAGATTGTAAGACCAATGGCACCGCCGACAATAGAAGCTACCACGGCAGCCATACCTTTGAAGTCTTCAACTTTCAATCTACCAGCAACTTGACCAACTTTGGCAATTCCATAGAATACACCGACAAGTGATACAGAAGCTACTAAGATTTCAGCCCAGTTAGCATTACCGTTGGCTAGAAGAGATAACCCGGCCGCTGCTACAGTAAGAGACCCTGCAATTACAGCGACGTTCTTAATACCTTCATCGATACCTCTATCGCCCAAGCCGTTAGATTTGATCATTTGAGATATCGCAGCCATAGCAGCAATAGCAACAGACATAGCACCAAGCGCTAGAACTAATGAACCAGGATCTTTCATTTGCCCCATATCATTAGCGAGTTTGGTCATCATAAACATGATACCAGCTAGACCTGCAAATAACACAGTAGCATTCTTAGTAAAGGACTGCTTAGTATTATCAAGCTTACTGAAGGTATAAGTAATACCTGCAATAACAGACATTAAGATAGCCACGGCAGTACCACCCTGAATAAGGGTCTTGGTATCCATCTCACCAAGTTTCTGAATAGTCTTAGTGATACCAGAAATCGCTTTAGCTACAGTTAGGAATGTTAAAACTGAAGACATTTTGACGTTTTCCATCTTACTTGTCTGCCAGATAATGAGAGTCAGACCACCGATTATCACGGAGATACCAGCTAGACCTTTTGAAAGAGATCCAAGATCCATTTGGCCTAATTTCTCAACTTGCTTAGCGACTTTCTTAACTGCATAAGCTATACCAATAAAGGTTAGAAGACTTACTGAGATTTTCTTCATCTCTGATGCTTTTGTACCACCATTGCCTTGGAACCGAGTCATCGCGACGGTTATAGCCCCAAGTACAGTAAGTAGTACGGTTGCTGCAAAGCCTCCTTTAAGTAATGCTCCTGTATCCATATGTCCTAGAATAGAAACTGCACCTGAAACTAGAAATATAGAACCTGCTATTGCTAGCATACCGAGCATCATCTTCTTAGCGCCCTCAACTTTTTCCTTATCGAACTTACTAGTTGTCATCGATAATGTCAAGTAGAATGCCTCAAATGCAACCAACACAGCAGCAAGACCTAAAACACCAGTTATCAACTTATCTTGTGGGATAAATGATAGGACTAAGAGGGCTGCGGTAAGTGTGCCGATAGCCAATGCAAATGATTTAATATTCTCGAAACGAGCTTTGGCTTTAAAGAACCCACCCATTTGAGTGAATAGTCCTTTAGCCGCATCAAGCGCACCTTTACTTCCTTTGGTTAGGGTATCGAAGAATGTGGCAAATACCTCTTTAATACCTAATACTTTCTTACGAGTATTCCAAAGGAGCATGATACCACCAACAATAACAAAGATCTTACCTAGTTGTTCAGAGTCTGTCTGCTGTAGTGGTTTGAATGCTTCACCTAATACGAAGCTAATCTTCTTAAGTAATTCGCCGACTGTACCGAATAGGCTGGTGGCCTTAGTACTAACATTGCCAAGTTTATTATCAACATCACCAAGTTTGTTACTTAGGGTATCAAGTTTAGTTAAACCATAATCTTCGGCAGTCATTTCATCGGCACTAGCGGAATGTACTTTAAAGATCTCTTTGAATCCATCCCAAAGGCTCTTAAGAGCTTCTTTGAGTTTCTCAAATACCTTATGGATAGCATCGCCAACAGTTTGAATGGTTGAACCAAACGAACTGAAGTCAAGTTTAGCACCGCTAAAGGCTGAACCGAACACAGATACGAATTGTCGTAATGCAGAACCTAATTTATCAAACGCATTTTGTAAACCTGTAGGTAATGAATTAAAGAAGTTTCCAAACCACGGCCCTACGTTTGTACGTAACCAGTCCATAGTAGCGGCGAAGCCATGTTTAATACCATCCCCGATAGTAGTTAAAGTTGGCCCAGACGCAGTCTTCTTGAGACCTTCCCAGAACCCATTAAACCAACCCTTAAAGGTATTTAAAGTTCCTTTATAGCTACTGAAGTCGACTTTGGAGTTCTTAAGTTCATTACGAATATTACCGAAGGCCTCTTTAATAACCATACCACCCGCAGCGAATGGGGCGAATGCAATACGGAAACCAGATAGTTCACTAGCCCATTTACGGAAACCGTCAACAGACTTAACAATACCTGGAACCACACCTTCTGAGAAGTTCTCATGGATAGCTTTTCCAGCATCCCCTAATGGTTTTGTAATACCACTTAAATCAAGCTTGCCAAAGCTAAGATCTGAGAACTTATCTTTAAGCCATTTAAGAGCTTCACCAAGTTTATCGACAACTGGTTTCAAGAAACTTAATGAGAATTTAACCTTCTCTAGTTTATCAGCATACTCATCAAGTGTAGGCCACTTACGACGAATAACATCTGCGAAACCTTTGAATGAGAATGTAGTAGTTTCTAACCATTTTGACAAATTCTGGGTTCCGCTGATCATAGCACCGAATGGATTACCTGCGAACGAAGCAAGACCTGCTTTAAGTCCTGACATATCTGGCATCTTAAATGAGAACCCACTGAATACGTTCTTAAGTTGTGGTGGAATTAGTTTATCCCACTTCACGACACTCATGAACTGTTTCCATGTAAGGATTTCACGTTTTAGAACACCATCCATAGCCTCATTGAGGCTCCCCCAGAATTCTCTATATGCAACCTTAATACGACCAGTTTCATTAGCCCAATTATGACGAATATTGAACAGCGCTGTACGGAGACTATGCCCCATACGACCCGCCCAGTGATCCATCTTACCTGTAGCATCATTGAAATGTGAGAACCCAACAAGGAATTTACCTAGTGCTTTACCGAAAATAGGGAAGCGTTGCGTTGCACTACCTACGAAGAAAAGCCACTCATTGAACTTCCGAGTATTAGTACCGAGGGCATCCCCTAAGGTAGTGAATGGGTTCGTAATTTTAGAAACAAGCCCATGTAGAGATTGTTTAAATCGACCAATAGACGGAGTTAAGAATTTAATAACCTGCCATAGCTTACTAAACCAGGCAACCATCTTATCAAATCCAGCTGGGATCTTACCAATGAAATCATTAAACTTCTCTGAGAATGAAGCTAGGCTACTATGTACCTTATCCCATAAACCAGTCCAAACATTACCGATGAACTTAAAGACCGCACCGATCTTATCAAATGGAATGATTAACTCCAAGATCTTCTCAACCATCCGAACTGCGGTATAGAATACCTTAGATATCATACCTGCAATGAGGATAAGGTCTTTAATAAGATGGTTAGGAATAAGTGCTCCGAGGAACTTAAGTTTCGTAAATACTTCAGCCGTTATCCATTTAATACTTTGGAAAACTAGAATAAAAATATGTCGGAAGGCATCGAGCTCTTCTTTACCTAAACGAATTTTATCAGCAAACTTACTGATACCATTTGATAGGCCTTCCATCATTTTAGACCCTAAACCTCCACCAAACACATGAGTAAAGGCGTCACCAAATGACTTAAAGATCCCACCAACACTGCTAAATGCAGACTCCAAAGCCTTAACAATATTATTACGTCCGCCGAATTCGACAAACGCTTTAGCTAAATCATTAGCTTTCATACCAACAGCACCCATAGCATTTGCTGCGATATTACCCCATTTAGTCCAGAAGGCAGTTACTTCATCGCTACCAGCTTGACCAATAAGTGTTTCCCAGAAACGAGCCCAGGCTGAGGTAACCTGATCCGATACGGCCTCGGCAACTTCACCAAATGTGTGAAATTCTGCAGCCATTTTGACTAAAGTCTCATCATTGGCAAGTTTCTCCAATGACTTGATCAAGACTTCGTTGGTCAACCAACCATCTTTAAGAGACCCCCGGAAACCTTCCGACATATCGATATTGATACCCATTTGAGTAGCTGTATCAACCAAGATATCTTTAAAGCGTTTAGTTGCCATACCCGCATTTTCTACAGACATCCAGTTCTGAGTATTCATCATACCCATTTGTAATGCCTGTTGTACCCCGAATTGGAGTGAGCGATTAAATCCATCAGTTGTAGCACCGGCAGATGCTGCCAAGTTACCCCAACCTTTAAGCGCAGTAGTCGCTTCATTAAGGCCAACCCCAGCATTTACGAATTGTGCCAAGGAGCCGTGCATCTGTTTAACAGAGTATTTGGTTGTTTCTGCATACTTCTGTAAATCATCTAATGAGTTTGTGATATTACCCATTTCTGATTTACCAAGCGCGGCAACCAACATGTTTACGGAGTTGATCTTATCTTCAAACTGTCCGAACCCTGCTTTTAAGGGCATGATTGAATGTAGGATCTTTCCTCCGATGTTCTTAGCGATAGTCAAACCGGTAGTAATAGCAGATGCTGCAATATTACCCAGGGCCACGGTTGCTACGGATTGTAGCATTCCGAATTTACCAGAACTTTCAGTGACGCCAGCTTGAATTTTATTTAATCCATCCGCAACTCCTTTAGTACCAGAACTAATAGGAGATACGAAATTGAACATACTGGATACTAGTTTACCTACAGAGCCAGTAGTTCCACCAATAGCAGAGGTAATCTTATCGAATACGCCCAAATATGCATTACCCAACTTTGGGGCTGAGTTAAGCAATCCGGTAATGGCATTGGATAAGGATTTAGCAGATTTCTCGCTATTTCCGAATAACCCGCTTTTACCATCTGCTGCTTGTTTGAGTCCTTTATCTAAATCTGATAGAGAAGACAGGGACTCTTTTAATCCTTGTTTGAACTGCTCATTATCAATACCTAGTTTGATAAGGCGTTCTTCGATTACCTGTTTACTCAATTATATTCTCCACCTCCCTCAGTATCTCATCTACTACAGAATCAACAATGGGAGTAACAAAATTGTTAGCAGGGACATAACCACCGGTACCGGTACCATGCCCGTTTACAATAAGGACTACCAAGGGCGTACCATCCGAAATCTTATTCGAGTTAGAATAGTACAAAGTATAACCATTTTGATTTTTTTCGACTTCCATGTCCCATGACGAAGCAGTCTTACCTGTACGCGATGGGGTAGAGCTAATGAGACGTCTAAGTCCTTTATGCCCGATAGATGACATAGAACTTTTGATACTGGATAAAGTAGAGGCTTTGTTTAAAGACTTGGCTAATCCGCTTTTTACCTTAACGGACGTTACCTTTAGACGCATTTAACTTCTCCTTCTTCATCTGTTCAATTTGCGCCAAGCGCTTAGCATTGAGATCTTCATATGTACGAAGAGTCTCGGCTTTAGACATCTTCTTCTTATCAGGGTTATTCAATTCACTAATAACGGCCAACATAGTCAATAGTCTATGTAGGTTCCAGTTTTCGCATTCAAAAGGAACTCTCGCATTAGCCATACAGGCGTAGATTACTTCAGATGTTTGTATCATGCCGGCTGAAGAGGTATTAGCATCACTGCTTCCTCTTTTAGTGATTGTTGTCGCACTCGGTACATCATTTAAGTACATACCTAATTGTGTAACAACATCGCTTGTTAAATCATCATAAGTAATCTCATCTTGACACATAAGAATAAAGTAATCAAAGAGCTCTGCAGTGGTCTTTTCCTCTCGAGTTAAAAAAGGCTTGCGATATAGAGACTCCCATTCGGCTAATACTTTTAGCGTATTCTCAAAGTGCAAACGTCGACCCGGTATAGTTATAAATTGGTTGGTCTCCTCGTTATAATACTCCCTATCAGGGGTATCTATTATTAACATACCGACCTCCTACGAGATAAAAATAAAAGAGGGGCGTAAAAAATTAACCCCTCATCTATACATTATTTTTTCTTGATTTTAGAAACCTTTTCAGGAACAGTTCCTTTACTTGGGTTTCCAACGATAGCCGTGAAGAATTTAGCTGTATTACCTTCAGAACCATCGCCTTCGTCTTCAGTTACATCTAACATCATTTGTACAAACAAAGCTGAGTATGCTTCTGAGTTAACAAAGTCTTCCTGAAGTTTCTTATCCTTACGGAAAGTACGTCCGTCTTCTGAGCGTTCACCGTAAGCTTGTTTAAGAATTCCTTCAATGAAGTCAAAGATCTCGTCAATATCTTCACGAGCCATTACTTCTTTGATATAGTCTTCCCAATCCATCTTAGCGCGACCTAGAATACGGACAACTTCGTCATTACGTAAGTGGAACCATAATTCCTCAGTTACTGGTTCACCAGTTAGCAAGTTGTCATAAGTTACTGTTCTTGAAATCATTTCTATACTCCTTTAATGTATATATTTAATCCATTTTGAATTTTTCGGTACCAGCACGACCTTAGCTGTCCAACCCCTATCCCGTACCGTTAATTAGTTAGTTACCCTGCAACCAATCCAAGAAGAGTGAATACTTCTTCTGGTTTTGGAAGAGTTGGGTCTGCATCAGCAGAACCATAGAGTTTCTTCTCAAGTTCTGCAAGTTTATCTTTATCAACCAAAGTGCTGTTGATTTCGATGTGTGCAGTTGGTTTCATACCTGGTACAGCAACTGGTACTGTTTCGAAGTCCCAAGAGAACTCAAGAGCATCTGGGCTTTCGTTGATTGTTTGGTATTCTTTACTTGATACACCAGCAGATGCTGAGTAAACAAGGTGAAGAATATAACCATAGTCCAAACCTTCAGTATCGTTACCAATACGAGTACGGTAAGAAAGACCGAAGTTAGAACGTGCTTGTCCAGATACTGTTACACCAGCAAGTTCTTTCTTAGAACCTGAAGCGTTAGTCATAGGTGAAAGTTTACCTTGACATTTATTCCAAGCTTGTGGATAAGTGTAAGCAGAGATTTGACCTTTGAAACGTTCGTCTGAACGCAAGTTAAGGTATTTCTTGTTGTTTGCGTATTTCGCAGTAGCTTCGGCACCTTCAGGTGATTCAGATACTTTAGTCAAACCGTCCCAAGCAACACCTTTACCATATTCACCAGTGCTTCCGATAACGTAAAGGACACCGTTGTCAACCCCGTTCTCAAAGAGACGTTTAGTATCCTGATCCCAAACTAATTGTACCATTTATAGATTTCCTCCAATAATTTAAGCTTCTGAGAATTCACCAAACGCATTGATACGTTCGCCGTTCTCAACATTACCACAAGCAACATAACGTCGCTCACCACTAGTTGCCCCAATATAAGACAACCAACGATACCCGTCAGCATCCATCCATTGGTCATAGATAAATGTTTGTTCAGGCGTGTATAGATCAACAATTTCCGCAGATAGGTGCGGAGCCTTACGAACGTTGAGTCCAGCAACTTTAACTGTAAAACGAGCAGTCTCTTCGTGAGTCACCACTTCATCAGCAGGAGTCTCAGGTTGAGGAGCGATTACAGGTTCTGGTTGAGGTTCATCGTTGTAAGGCGGATAGAACCATCCGACAATACCCGTAAAGTCACGAGTATGGTATCGAGCAGGGCCTCCGACATAAAGTGAGTCAAAGTTCCCATCGATGTTCTGTTCAATAGTGCTAATAGTGTAGCCGTCAGAGTCTTCAATAACAAGACCAGTATGACCATAGTTATGGTCGGTAGTGGCCATTACAAAGATAGCCCCTGCACGAGGGTTTACACCAATCGCATCATACACAACTTCGTAACCATTGTCACGAGCTGAGTCGAGCAAGTCAATAGCATTACCCCAAAGAATTTTACCGAAGTAAATCTGAGAAATACTATTTGGCAAGTCAACACATTGTGTACCATATGCGCCATCAGCATCAGTACCGATACCTTGATCGGCTAATGAACGGGCATAGTTAATTACTTCTTGTACTGTTGCCATGTTCTTCCTTTCTATGCATAGACGACAAATACTTTATGGTATAAACCATTGTATTTATACTCTGTACGAAATGCAGAATGATCAAATAAGTTCATAACTTTCAAGAAAATATCATCGCCTTCCTCTTTGGAGATATACACTACTTTATAAGCAATGTTTGCATTATAAATCTTGTTATTCGCCTTAAGGACATCAATATCTTCACGAGTAACCACACAAGCAGGGTACTTAAGTACTACGCTGTCTGGTGGTGTGAAGTAGACATTAGGTGTGATGTTATCCTTGAGCTTTCTAAGAACCGACTCTCTACTCTTCATACGATCACCTACAATTCATCCCAATGACTATGATCAGTATCGGGAATAGGCGTACCAGGGGGTAATCCACTAGACACACCAGGCGATATACCTTCAGAACTAGGTACAACCGCATTGCTTATACTATTAGGAGTACATGCATTATTCGTGTGCTCTTTAATAAACTTAAGGATATCAAGATAGTTCGTGCCATCCCAGATTTGAATAATTCCCTCCAAAAGTACTAAAGTGCCAGGGGTAGGGTTTTCATCTGACACATCCTTAACATTAAGTTTGTTGAATGCGTCAATTTTCAAATCATTTTGAGATTTTTGAGAAGCTTCCTTGACAATCCGCTCAAGTTCACCTTTTAGTTCAGATAGCTCGATATCATCAATAGTGATAGCGGCTCTAGGAGGATATGGACGAACCTTATCAACCTTATAGATCGTTCCCATATACACAATATGTGTAATACGGCTCAAGCGATCATCTGGACTATTCGGGAGAAGTGTATCAAATATAAGAGTAGTCTTAGTATTCTGGTTAATACTGTTACCATCGTCTATGTAAAATGACTTAGAGGTTATGCGAGCCATTAGCAATGGGGAGACGGTATATTTATACCGATAATCCCCAATCGCAACTTCCTCCGGGTCTTTGGAACGGAAGATAACTCTAATTCCAGCTTTTGTCATTATATTACCTTCCTATCTTCAAAGATTATTCAGCTTTACGAACACGCTTTGGTTTTGGAGAAGTCTCAATATCACCGAGTTTCTTCTCTTCTTCAGTCATAGCGATACCGTTGACTGCTGCATCGTAGTCTACAGCTTTAGCACCTACACCTTTAACTTCAGTTGGGTCTGTTTGTACAGTCCAAGTTGGTTTAGATTTAAGGCCAGTAGAATCGAACTTAGTAGCAGTTTCATCAACTTCAGCTTTACCTGTTACAGTAACAACGATGAATGACTTAGGTGTACGGATAGCACCAGACATACGAGCATGCATCAAGTATTTATGTTGCATAAAGTCGATATCGAAGCTATCGAATGTAGCGATTTCACCGTTCTTAGACATACCGAATTGATAGTCTACAAGGTTACCGATGATGAATGTTCCTTGAGGAAGTGCACGGTATTCAACAACTTCATCACACATGAAGTATGCTGCAATGTTCGCATTACCAGGTACTTGGTTGTTGTCCATAGATGGAGCGTACAAGTAGCGACCGTTCTTGTCTTTAAGTGTCTTCAACTTAGCCAAGTCAAATGGGTTGATGTAAAGACATGGTTTACCAGAACCTTGGTAAGCAGGGAATGCTTTACTGATCACTTCATCAACCGCAGTTTCAAATGAAGCAGCAGTTACTTTAATTGTGAACAATGGATCATCTTTGATGATAGGGCGAATATGTTTTTCGCTGATCTTTTCTGGGTTACGTTTACCGTCAGAAAGTGTCAATGGACGTCCATCAGACAAGAATGCTGCGCGAACGATTTCTTCTTTGAACTTAGCCATTTGAACTTGTTGTACAAAGTTAACAGCTGCAAATCCACCGTCTTGCAAGTCGATCAAGTCATCATGGTCGATTGTTTCCCGACGAGTAACAGAACCTGGAGTAGTTTCACGGAAGTAAACTTCTTCGATTGAGTCAAGAGTTTGGTTACCTTTGATGTATCCACGAGCACGAGCTTCGTCTTCTGTAAGGTTAGCAAACATATTCTTAACACGAGGAAGTGGAGACTTACCGAATTGCCCCATGATCTTGTCAATGTTAAGTGAACCTGGGTTGTAAACATTAACACCGCCAGCATTAGCAGGTTGCGGGAACAATGTTTCCATACCTACCAAACCGTGTTGAAGTGAGTCTTCACCTAGGATATCGTTAGCGCGCAATACGCCAGCCAATGATGTAGCATTACCTTGGATAGCGCTATGGAGCAGCTTATCAAGTTCTTTTTCTGTTACTTCAGCTTGAGCAGTTCCTTGGAATTGATTGTGTTTCAAAGTTTCTTCTCCTTCAAAGATAGAATGTGCGACAGCGTCGCTAGATTCAGATCCACCAGCGTCTTCGCTAGTTTCAGTTTCAGATGCGGAGTCAGCTTCAGCAGTTTCGACGTTTTCATCCAAACCGTTGATTTCTAACTCATTTTGAGTTTTTTCATCACCTTCTGCTTCTTTCGCTTCAAGGGCGTTAGAGACATCAGTAATGACTCCATTAACGAGGTTCTCTACTTCTTCGTCAGTAAGACCCTCTAGAATTTCTTCGTATGAACGAGACATTTGTCCCTCCTTTTGTTCTTCCTCTTCTTCCTCTACATCTGCAGAATGAAGAAGTTCCTGTGTGATACCAGTGAAAATGGTAGCACGGTCGCTTTCGTACTCTTCAGTCCCGTAAGCGCTATGGAGCATAACATGTTCGATAACCGCACCAGGATTAGCACCTTTAAGAACTAGACTTACTTCATAGATTTCACCATGAATTACATCATTACCGTTCTTGCGAATGCCTCGAGCCCCAATAGACATAGCGTTAACATCACCATGTTTAAGAAGGACTCGTGTGTCTTGTGCATGCTCGGTATCGTTAAGATAGCCGTAACCGTAGACACCCTGATCTCGGTGTTCAAGTATCATATACCCCAACACGTTTGAAGGACTGGAGTAGTCATGTTGCCACACGATAGGAACTTGACCGCCATGGTTCTGGCGAAAGGCATCATGACGAATTGTCACACCATCGCTACAACGAATGTCGTTCTTAGTTACCCATCCGGCGAAGTCGGGCTTCTTATGCAACTACATTTTCCTCCATAAATTATTATACATCCAAGCGATTACCATACTCATCTACGGGATTGCCGTCAGCATCGACGTACCCACCGTAGCCATCGTCGTAGATTTCTGGCGTTTCGTCTTGGGTTGTACCATTTCTATAACCTCCCATACCAACTAAGTCAGTACCGGTAGAGATGTTCTTATTAAAGAGCATATCTGCGATTTGACTTGGGTGAGGGGCGCGACCAAGCATTGCACGAATTTCATTCGAGGTGAAGATTGCGTTTCGAGCAAAGAGGTCTGCCGCAGTACCTAGCTGTTCAACTGGTAGCATACGGAATGGGTCGCGATAATACTGAATTATCTGACCTTGTGTGCGTGCTGTCTTCGTAAGGAATACGCGGTTGATACCATCAACAATAGTCTGTAGGACAGGGTCTACTGCTCGATGGTAATATAGATTTAGTTCGGCCTGACCAGCAGTACCGTCAAGAATTTTAGAAGAGATACCAACTTGGTTGTAGTAGTCTTGTTTTAGTTTCCGAATGTCATCAACTAAGTTGTTGGTAATGTTACCGCCAGTATGAATGAATTTCTCATTCGCATCCAAAGTAGCAATACCAAACTGACTATTAGCAAGTTCAGTTTCAAGCTGGTTTTTACGATCAGCAGCTTGTTCTCTACGAAGCGCACTCTTAGTTGCGTAAGGGACTTGAATGAAACCATTAAGTTTCCCTGCAGCAATCGCCTTGTCCTGTGAATACATTAAATCCATCTTCTGCTCAAGAAGTCTGAGCGTAGAATTCTGGTCTTTAAGCAGGCCAATTAATGGCGACTCTAAGATCACAATGGACTGTTTCGACAACGTTAAGTCTTGTTCTAAACCATTTTGATCATTATAGACTCGGACACGTACAGCGCGAGGATACCATTGCATGATTTTACCTACACGCATTGAAAGAATGTCATACGAGCCATCGTCATTAGGTTTAGACGTTGTGTCGACGGGGACGAGTGCTACCGTACCTTCTTCAAGCAATGACCATGCGACGTCATAAATGAACGCACGACCTGTTTGGTCAATGTTAGCTGATAGAGTTAAGCAATCGATCAGACCCGAGTCCACAGGGGTCTGACTACCGTCTTCAGGGTTGATCTTTAAATGCTTGAAATCAACCATTGCTACGTCAAGGGCGATCATAGAGATAATACTATTAACCAAATCCTGACGTCTAAATGTGTAACCACGAAGCGCACTTGCTGGTCGTCCCCAACCAGAGCCGGAAACTAATGACTCATCATAGTCGAGCCCGTTTCGGGTTGACATGAATGCGTTCCATGATCCTAAGGGGTTGTTTACCATCCTACAAGAATGCCTCCTTATTACGTTTATAGGCTACCCAAGCATCCATCAAGGCTGCCACGTTATCGATCTTTTCATCGCTACGCATTTTGGATAGTTTATAGTTACCGTTGTTGTCTTGTACTACAACAGCGTTACCCATAGCATACTTCATAAGTTCCTCAAAGAAAATGAGGTCACGAGAAGTCGCCATGTTCTTAAGTTCTCCAAGAGGTACTGACTCTGTCTTAGAACCTTGACGTACAACTTCGACACCGACGTCTCCGTTTTCCATACTCCAACGTTCAACGAACTCTTTAGCGTTATACGGATCGTATCCAAATGAGATTACAGACCATTCCATTTCCTCAATGTAAGCAGAGACGTCCTCATATACGAATTCCCAATCCAAGTAGTTCCCAGGCATGATGATTAAAGTACCTTCTGCCTGTAATTGGTCATACTTAGCTTGAGTCGCCGAGTTAAGTCGCCTATACTTCACTTCCGAAACATACGAACGAGTCTGTACACCATAACGTCCCCGCCCCAAAGGTATTATCCAGGTGAATGCCCAGAAGTCATCTCCTTGAGAGGCGTCCATACCCATAGATACTTCAAGGCCTCTAAAGTTCTGAGGTCGGTGTAAAGCCGTTTCCTCAAACGTAAAGAAGTATGTTGTACCTTCGACAGGTATCCCAAACCGCTTAGCAAGAATATCATTTCTGTTCGCAGGAGAGAACTCTGCCCGTCGAACGTCACGTTGGTATGCCTCATACGACACAGTTATACCAATATTAGGACAAGCTTTCATCCACATATCAGGGTTTCCGACCTCGGCGATATCATCAAGTCGATAGTACCAGATAGATGTATGTGGGTCTTCATATTGACCACGCAAGATATCTAGTAACTCTTTCTTGATTGAGTCACCAACCGAGTCACGAACTGTACCTTCGGAAGATACAGCTAGAATGATGTAGTCATCAATACCGTCTTTTGAGGCAGACTGTTCCAAGGCACCGATAACATCCTCTTTGATGTCACCAGATAGCCACTCATCGACAGATGCATACTTGGCACGAGAACCTTGAAGTTTCTTAACAGACATAGGTTTAACCTCTAAAAGAGAGTTAGTTAATCGGTTAAGGATGCCTTCTTTAGTAATCGCCAACTGAGCTTGTGACTTCTGAGTTCGAGCTTTATTAGAACCTTTGGTAAGCACTCTAAATAGAGGAAACCCTTCTGAAGCACTAGCTGCACGAGTTATAGCGGTAGCAAAAGGATAAAGTACCTCTTCTGCTTGCGCCATAGTCGGAGCAGTCGTTACCTGTTGTGTTGAGTTCGTGTCAATAACCAAACCATAAGCATGGTGTAAAGTAGCATACAATGATTTAGCATTACCACGAGCCACAATAAGATATTGTTTGTTACGCAATCTGCGCTTTTGTCGAACTATTTTGAAATTTCCGGTCTTTGGGTCATAAACCTTTTCTTCCCTGATTTCAAACCAAGCAAGTAAGTCTTCGGCCCAGAGTCGGAAAGACGGTAGTAGTGTTAACGGACTACCATCAACAAGCGTCATCTCATTCTCACAGAAGTCGATAAACCCTTTAATAGCATCGCTGTCATAGTAATAGTTTGGATTAGCGATATCCGCATCGATCCGATTCATTTGCATCGAGATTTCACGGTTTACAGGAATTTCTCCTCGCAATACAGCCTCTCGAAATCTACCGTACTCGACGGGAACCGCAGTGTTGCTAAATACCACTGTTTGCTCCTTTTATTTCACAAGGTATTATTTTTTACGTCGATTCTTAACATCTTTAGCATGCGCCTCTGCCACATCTTTAGCATGTTTTTGACGTGCTTCAAGTACTTTACTGACTCTTTCATAAGCTTTTGCATTACGCATATAAGCATCATGATATTTCTGTTCAGACGGATCTATAGTCTTACCATTTCGAACACCACTCTTAATCTTACTAATATTATCGGCCATGTTCCGTTCGACTGTTTTCTTATCACGCGCAGCGTCTTCGACATGTTTATCAATAGCTTTCTTATCAACAGCATATACAAGGTCTTCAGCAAGATGATCTCCTGCTTCAGCTAGTGGATTTTTACGCTTCTTCCACTTCATACCTTTCTTGCCGTATTGAAGAAGTGTTTCTTCATTTGACGGAATATAAACCCCATCTAAAGTCCCACCTACCGCATAATGTTTCATAAGTTCCTTAGCCTTTCTAATTGTTTCAGGAATGTATACATCTACCCTAGCCACATTAACTGATTGGAATAGTTTACTAGTATCTACGTTAACATTACCATCAAACTTAGTTAAAGTAAGTGGTACATCTTTAAATGCTTTCGCCATACCCTTACGATACTCGAAATCTTCAAGAGCCTTCTTAAGTTCTTTCCCTTGTTTTGCAGGGTCAAACTTCTTGGCTACAGATTGATTAGGCCATTTTGAGTAAACATCAAGAGCAGCAGAAGCAGCTTTAGCAGCAAACTGTAGTCGTGCTTGTTGACGTTTCTTCTTGGCTTCGGCACGAGCAATAGCCGGTGCTTCAGCAAGCTTTTTAAGCTTTTGTTCAGTCTCAATACGAGACACTTTATCTTTCAACACTTTAGTCGAAACTCGGTCGCGGTTACGATATAGATTTAATACAGCGAGTTCACGCTCATGTTCACTTAGACCGCCTTCCAGTCTACGACGTCGTCTAGAACTAAATGCTGAGGCGCGACTTCGACCGAATATATGCTGCCCCCACTTCATACCCTTACGGCCAGAGTGGAGCAACTTATCGTCGTCATACGTCGTGTTTGACATACTCTACCTCCCATCTAGCCCGAGTAAGATTTTCATCTCGAGCTTCTTTTAGTGCGGTCAAGACTGATGCTTGCGGAGGATCATATGCGATAATCGTACTGATACCAACGTAAGCTTTTGCAAAAGACTCATTCTCGAGGCGGCGTTTGATACCCTCTTCAAGATCTAAATGACCATAGAAGAAATCGGCCCATGTTAGATTAGGCTCAGCTAATACACTACATGCGTGTCCAATACCGTTTTGGACTAATACGCCCAATGCCGAATCGATAGCAATACTGATTTGAGTATTAACTACACGATTGGTTGTTGGATCTGGATCATGTACTACCCCGACGAAGTTGAGCACATCTTCATAGATTGTTTGCATTACTCATCCTCACCATAGTTTTGTGTCACCCGGTTTACGTTCCACCCACTGTTGATACTCCTTCTGATCGTAGTGGATACGTTTATGGGTATAGTCTGAGACCGTGATAAGTCCGTCAGGATCGAAACAATTCTCGGTCAAGTTCTCGATGTCTTCTTTCGTTAAAGGATTCATATGATGGACGGTTATAGGGCCGTCGACATAAAGTCCTCTAACGCCCAAGTCTTGTCCAAGGTCACGTCGAATAATTTCTTTTCGACATTGCAACCAAGCTCTGGACTTATAGAACCGGTTTGAAATATCTCGAGGCGCTTCGTGTTGTACTCCACGCAAACGAAGATACTCAAGTCGTTCTGTATAAGACTCAAGTTTAGACATCTCTGTATAGGTCAATCTACTTTTCATAGAAAGTACCTTCGATAATCTCCTCTGGTTTACCAGCGTAACCCTGGAATGCTTTGTGTGCTTCCTTGAAGTCAAGTTCTGCTTGTTGGTCACTGCGAATTAAATCGATACGTGCTTGCAATAACTCTGCTTGTAGTTCAAGTTGTTTACGCTCAAGACGAGCTTTAGGGCTGGCTTGGTTCAACCAGTATACGATCTCCGAAGCCGAAGCAGTTCCTTCCTGAAGACGTTTTTCTGATAGCTCCATCGCAAGTGCCATCATTTGCATTTCACGCTGTTCAGGCGAACGTGCAGGTTTGTAGGCCCGTTGAGGAGTATCATAATTGACGACTTCATTTGTCATAACTATTCAGCCTCTTTCTTAGTTTTAGTTTTTGTCAGATCGGGTTCAATGATGTACGGTTGGTTCATCACGTATCCGTCTTCTACTTTTACCCATTCAGATCCTACCTCAAGTACGATAAGGCGCTCACCAAACTCGGCTAAGCGAACCACGTTCTCTTCAGTCTGTTCAGGATGTTTACGAACAAAGACTCCGGCAGGAGCAACAACTTTATAAGTAGTTTTTGTAGCTGCCATGACACTTTTCCTTTCTTTAATAATCTTTTCGAGTTCTTCCTAACGATTTTGGACTCGAATAGACCGACTTTAGTCGACTTCTAATCAAACCCCAGTCCTGTCTAGAATCTAATCCGCCAGCTTACGTGTAAAAGGAGCAAACGCACGTATGTGGTGAAGCTCGGTTCAGTAAGTCGGCCTGTTAGAATCCAAAAACATTTTGGAAAAAATCGCAACGGGGGAATTTTTGACACCACCACCGATGCAT